GTCGTCGACAACGCCCGGAGTTTTGGCCTCAACGGGCGTTGCAGTGGGTGCATCGGCTTCAGCTTGAACAATGGCAGCACTGATGTAATGATCAAGTGCTGGGCTGGCAGCCCAGCCTGTCATCTTGCCCTTCGCATCATAAACGGCCACGGGCATCGCGCGGGCGACACTGTCGTGCACCACCTTCGAGTCCGAGGCGCCCAGAAGCCCAGCCATGGCATCGTCAGTTGAAGCGCAACCCAACGGAGCGTCGGCCGGTAAAGTGCGCATGGCACGAAATTCCCAGTCCCGCGGCGTCCATGGCCGTGGGCACTGAGGGAATGCGTTCAAAAGCAACTCGTACAATGTAACGAACCCGTTGTCCGTACGAACTGAGGACGCCATGCCGGCGGCAATGGCCTGGTCAGAGATGTTGTCGGGTGCACCAACTGACCATGCCCAACGGGGCACGTTTTGAGGGATGATCGCCGGATGGAACGTGCGATACACTTGCTCACGCTCCACTTGGACGACGCGGCCGCGCCCGGCCGGCGTGACGCCAGGGTGGATGATAGCTCGCTCATGGTGGCACGTGTCCCACTCCTCAGGGACGTCCTTGGCGTCACACAACGAGCAACGCCGGCGGAGGGCGGGCAAGAAGACGCACGAGCAAAAAGTCGCATGTGCATCGCCGGTGGCTAAGGTGGCATCAAGGGACCGATCTTTGGTGAGCAACCCGAGAGCCCGGTTGCCCGCTGCCCAAATCTCACGCACGCGCTGTGAGCGGCGCAGGGCAGTTGTGGGGTGAAAGGGAAGCGCGACACCACACCAGTGTGGCGCTCCATGTTCAAATAAGAGCTGGGACCGGTACTCTGGTGTCCACTCATAGGCTTGAAGCTGCCCATCCATTTCCAGGTAGCAAATGCTGTCGTCGCCGAGGGCCATCATCCCAAAGTGATCCAACAGCTGGTTGCTGACGACACGAACGCCCTCAGGCCCACGCGGGGGTTGCGCCAGCATGCCGAAAACAATGTCTCGCGTCTCGAGCTCACGTACTTCAACGCCCTTCTCATCAGTGGTGACGACCTCGCTGGCGACTTGAAGAGGATTCTGACACATCCAATCCTGGGGCAAGTCTTCACCCAGCGGCACAGCATGAAGGGCCGCGTTGATGAGAGCATTGGCACGGTCGCAGGCCTTCTCGTCTTTCGCCAAATTGCCGACGAAGGCGGGCTGCATGGCAAAGTGGCCGGTGACGTACTGTGCCACATACACCGAACGCAAGATGTTCAAGATGGTGTTCATGACCGTGGTGCCAGTTTCGCCCGACATGCGCGAATACGGGGCACGGAACACATGACCGTACAACGAGACGCCCTTGCCAGCCTTGCGGGCCTCCCACATCTTAGCATACCACCCGATGTCGCTGTCCTCGTCCCACGTGCCAAAAGCGTGACGGAGCACGAGCATCTCGGCACGCCAAAACATGGGGTTCATGGACGCGTCCCACCGTTTAACATCCGACTCAATGACCACACACCCCCGTCCGCTGGATACGTGGCGAGAGTGAATGTCACCCCATTGGGCTCGTGAGCAAGCGCCACCATAAACGAGCTTCTGATGAGGTCCAGCGACGTGGTCAAGCCAACGCTGAAGACCCGCATCCACGGGGCCGGTCATAGCGACAAGTTCGCTGCCAAAGGGGGCGATCGCTCGCGGGGTCTCATCGCGTAGGATTGCATCGACATCCGCCGCGGCCAAATCAATATCAACCATAGCGCTCTTCTCCTGTTTGACGAACGCAGAGCACGCCAACTTGATTTTGGTGAGGTCGCGCATCGCAGCCTCGCGCGCTTCACGCAAAACACGGCGGCGCTCGAGCGGGAATTTGCCCGGGCGGTCAACCCACTGATCGAAAGGCATAGGCTTAGCACGGCCGCGCGGCCCAAACAACTGCGGGAGCATGGCCGCCACAAAAGTCAAGAATGACAATTCGACACACGGTGCGATGGGCGGTTTGGGGGCACAGAAGCGAGAGGCAATGGCGAGGCCGCAGTTTTGGGCGTTAGGGGTGAATGACAAGGCTCGCTTGTTGGCAATGGCTGCCCACACTTGACGGGGCTTGCGCGCCGCATCGTCGGTGCGGCCGTCAACGCGAGGAGGGCCCATGCGTGCGGGTGGGGTGACCTTAGGAACAGCCATCAACGACGTGACGGCCAGACCAGGAACAGGCCCACGCAACGGCCCGACAACGTCGTCAGCATGATCCACAGCGTCCATGGACGCACTGGCCTGGCGGGCTAGGCGGCGGACCGACAAAGCGGGGTGACGAGGGCGCCACCGCAAGGCCACGATAACGACGACCACCAACACCAGAGGGACAACCAACAGCCCAAGGACCCGATACAAAGGTGCAAGCGGATCAGGGCACTGAGGCAGGTCAACATACTGGCAGGCCCATTCAAGAGCGCCGGCCTGAGCAGCGGCAGTGCCAAACCCGAGTCGCATCCAGCCGGTGACGTGCCGGTTGGCAAGAGTCGCAACTGCGCCACCACCAGCATACACAAACTCAACGAACTGGCCCAACAAGGTGCTGGCATCGAGAGGTGTGATGGTGACAGGTTGGCGCTCAAGCTGACGCGCCACCGACGCCCACTGCAGTCGAATCACAATGACTGCTATCAGCCACAAGGGCAGCAGCAAGGACAGTGACACCGCAGCAACACGCCACAATGCGAAAACCCGCACTCCGATGGCCATCAAAGCGTCTCCCACGTCGCCATCATCAAAGACAAGCGACAGCGCATCG